TCTCTGTCCCCCGTAGTATTAGCGCTTGGTTCGTTACCAGCGCGGTTCTCTGTTCTTTCTGTTTCTTCTGTCTTATCTTGGTCTCTACCTCCAGATATATTGGCATTCTTTGCAGTCTCTTGCTGTTCTACCACTCCATCTGGGTTTAGACCTCTTTCCATTCTAACCTCTTGAGGTGAAAGAACTCCCTCAGAAAGGTATATCATATCAGTCTTAGCTTTCAAGAAAGCATCATCAACATTCATTTGACGGAATCTAAATAAGGCATCTCCAGAACCTACTTGAGGCATCAGCTGTGAATTAATAGATGCTTCTATAGCAGATTGTAAATGTCTTACATATGGTTCAAATATAGGACGTGCCTGTTCAGGCTTATCCCACATAGTCATAGGAACTTTCATAGCTATTGCTATTTTATTCATAATATCATCCGTATACTTACCATATTCGAATGCTCTTTGAGTTCCTTGTAATTCCTTAACTGTTATATCATTACCATGTATAATATCTTCACCGGGTTCTAAACCGTTGAAGGCACTTACTATTTCGTTGATTTTATCTGGTCCATAAGGCATATCAGGTAAGCCAGCACTAATATCGAAACGACTATTAGCGTATTTATTAAGAGCCGCACCGATGTCGCGCTCTGCATAATCTTTAAGGTCAATGAGATAAAGAATAGGATGTATATCAGATAAGCCATAGGCATAATCATCAAACGGATTGTTCTTGTACTCAATGATTTCGTCTTCTTCAAATCTTATGGACTCCTTATCATCTCCCAAATCTTGATAGTAATACATGATTTGTCCGTTCTCATCTCTTTGTACATACATATTTTGAGATGAACGTAGTAATAAATTATCTCCAGTCCATTCTAGATAGGATGTACCAAAGATTCTACCATTACGTAGCCATGAATATATAAGTTGTTCTATATTTATACTATCAAAAAGCTGGGTGATAGCTTGGCGTTCCTCATCACTGTCCGTTACGATGTCGTATCCGTCCTTAGAGGCGTAGAGACATGGCAAATCTATCAGAGTTCTTACTATAGGGTCCGACAAATACACATTCATGTACGTTCGATAATCTCCAACCTGCGGTTCTTTCATCGCATCACCACGCCCGAAGGCATTGGACTGCAATTGAATCCGGCGTATTACTCCATCTCCGAAGGAGCGTGGATTATCCTTAGTGAACGGTGGATTAGTCCCTTTAGTTGCGAAACTCCGCCTATTGAAAGGCCAATAATCTCTTAGAGCCATAGCTATCGTATAAATATAATACGCGGCAGTATATAAAGCTTTCGCTAAATTCCGCCCGGAGAGTGCTTATTAACCTTGAAATTTCTCGTAGTTTTACCAAAAACTGGCCCTGAATCTGTTTTTTTGGCTGGAATGTGCGTAGAACGGTTAATATTCACTGATGCGAACGATGATTCGGGTGGTAACATACCTAAACAGGCATGTATTCCTATCACAGAGCTGTCACAATAGTCATCATGTTTACCATCTGGTGCAGCTATTTTCTCTGTTTTATTGGCTGCATCCATTGTATATTCTAAGTTTACATGTTCTTTATACCACTTATTAACTAATTTTGCATCGTTTGGAGGTAGGTATTTAGGGTTTGGTACCTTAACTTGACCTTGTTGCACGTATGACACTAGGTCTCTGTAGACCTGTGTTTTAGTACCCTTCGGTCCTCCTGTAAATACGAAAGGTATAAAATGTATTTCTGCTTGTATGCAGTCTACTCTTATATCTTGTTCAATAGCACCACCTATACCTGTAGCGTCAATAATTACTCTTTTTGCTCCAAAATTGGTAGCTACATCCATTATACGCTTACGTTGGTACGGTATATCATGACCTCCTGTCTTTGGTCCTATCTCTTCTAAGTAAATTAGATTTGCAATATTACCTTCGTCATTTTTTTCATTAGCCCATACACTAATAACAGTAGAATTTACGGATTTACCTATATCTACACCTACAACACAGTTGGGGTATGGCGTACCATATTCAGCAAACTGTTGGTTAACAAAACATTTCTTAAGCATTTCGGGGTTGAATATATTACTCGTTGATTCTACAAACTGACACTCATATTCTGTTCTCCAATATATAGAGTCTTCTCCCCATTCTGTCATCTTCTGTAACATATCTTCTTCATCGTAAGGAGGAGCATAGGCTCTACCCTTCTTTACAGCATCTCTCCATGTAAAGTGTAATCTTTCAAACGAATCTTCATAATCTTCGTCATAAAGATATCTATACATGTGGTTCTCTTTGCTCTTTGGAGTTCCCAAGTTGATAAATGGAGCCTTATTAGATAATATGGAAGGTTCTACGTTATCAATAAATAGCTTATCATCAATCAATGGGCTTTCATCTACTACTAAGAAAGTAGGATGTTGTCCTCGTATTGCTTGTCCTTGATTAGAAGCAGCAATAGGGGCTCTACGTAGCACCGTACCTCCCTTCATTGTGATATTAGGCTTGTTATGGAATCTATAATGGTCAACTAAGCTCCCCAAGAACTCATTATCAGCAAAATGTCTGTAACAATAGTTAAAGATTAATGAAGCTTGGTCCTCAGATGGAGCCAATACAAAGATTAAATCTCTAAATCTTTTAAAAAACATATATATAACCACAGCAACAGATAAAGCATAGGACTTGCCACTACCACGTGGAGCCAATATTGCTAGTTTTCTGTGTTTTGTGGGGTCACCGGATGGGTGTGTAAGACAAGCTACTACAATTCTTTCTTGTAATGGTCTTAATCTAAGTGGCCTTCTTGCTTGGTCAATAAGATATGCCTCACAAAATGCCCTAACAAGGAGCGTCATTTTCTTTTCATCTAATCTACACTTCTCGAACACGTCCTCTAGAGCTCTAGAATCGTGTGCTAGTCTTCCACTAATCGCTGCGTTCAGCTTTTTCTGTTCGTTCTTCACTGGGATTGTCATCTAAATCACTCAACATTGCCATAAAGTTCTCTGTATTCTTTTCAGTTACAGTTGGAACTTCTATATTAAGAGCACGGAACTCAGTATGAATATCACGTACAACCGAGTTTCTTTGTCGCAAGAGCTCTGTTCGTGCGTCAACATCCCGAATATGTACAGAAATTTCTTGCCAAAGCAAGTCTTCAAGAGCAAGATTGCGTGCCAGAAGGCGGACAAGCTCTTTATGCCTAGCATATTCAGCTTCTCCTACCCTCTCGCGAAGACGCGCTTCGTATCCCTCGACGTCCATTACTTGGTTTCATCGAGTGCAGCCTTAACTTTAGATTTAACTAAGCCAGCCAACTCGTCATCCTTTTCGTCCCAAGCGGTAATTAATACATTACGGACTAAAGAATCTTTGACGTGTATTTTAGCTTGCTCATCTAATTTGTCAAAGGCTTTCATTTGGGCTTTGGTTAGATTCTTGTCTAATAAGTCCATTAACTCAGCTTCGTTGTTCTTTAAGTATTTAAAGACTAACATTTTGACTGCTGGTACAGTATAAGCGATATAACCGCCCATACCTAATACTAAAGCAGCTAAAGCCATTAGTAATGGTTCATCCATTAGAGTGTCTAACAAACCTGATTCTTCTACAGTGTCCAAGATAGCAGTGAGGTTACCCTCATTGGTTTCGTTGGTTGCTGTGTTGTTATTTGTTTCGTTTGCCATAGGTATTCACCTGTTATTATATAATCATAAAGGACTATATAAAGCTTTCGTTGTTGTGGCCCTCGGAGACGCATTTTGCGTAAGTATCCAATGGGTTCGTGGTCTTGTGAGAGCCACAATATATTTAGAACGCAAGACTATATAAAGCTTATGTCTATGCTGCGTCAACTATTAAAGCGTATGCATACTTATTACCGACTTTGTGTATCTCTAACAGACGTATGTTCTTAGTGTTGTCTATTGTTTCCAACTTGGTTTCCAATAGTGCTAAACATCCTGCTAGGTCATTTGCGGTTTCAGTATGGTCGTCTACTGCGTAATTTGCCATATATTATCTCCTTATTTCTTTTTTGCTTTGGTTATAGTTGATGCTTCCATTTTATGCTCTTGAGCTTGTTGATTGGCTTCAATCATTTGCATCTGTTTTTGAGCTGCATCGTTATAATCAATGACTGCTTGAGCCTTTATCTTATAAAAAGCTGTTTTCTCTGCTTGTTCTTGTTTCCAGACATCTAAAGCATCTTTGATAATTAGAAGGGCTGGGCCTCCGAGAATAGCTATCAAAGTTGTATATCCTTCAATCTGTTGTAGAACACTTTGGTCTTGCAACCCGTGAAAAATCACGTAACCTGCGAAACCTACCCAGAGTAAAACTAGCGGCACAGCAATCATAAACATAAAGATGTCATTAAAAGTCACTCCTTCTTTTGCTTGGTCGTTACTCATAGTTTCAGTCCTCCTTGTCTTTTTCGTCTTCTTTGGTTTGTCCTTCTTCACAATCTTTGGCGCGCTGTGAATCAGGGCTCCTAATCTTAATGGTGATAGTAAATTCGCTATCATCTTCAGAAATGTGATGCCAAAAATACCCGTCGTCAATATAACTAGTGTAACTGCAAGTATTTCCAGAATTTCTATTAGTTCCATCATCGCTCATGGTTCCTCCAGTGTTATTTCTTCTATCACAAAGTATGTCACATATTCATACTCACCATTTCTGTTCCAATCAGCATATAGATTTACATAAACTATATACCAACCAGTGTACGGTTCTGTAAAATATTCTGGTCCTGAAATGAGATTAAACTCATCACCTTCCCAACCAGTTACATTAAAATAGAAATCATTCCACATATATCCATTCCATACAGTTTCATTATCTTCATTCTTTTTTATATGACCAACATCATAACCAATCATAATAGGTAATTCATCTTGGTCGCAATCAGTATCAACATCCACAGTTATATTTAAGGTATTAGGTTCTCTGGAGTAATTACCATATTCTAAACCATCATAAAAATATGTTTCATTGGATGTACAATCATATTCTTCATATTCACAGCTACCATCATCTTCATCAGCTCGACTATTGTAATTTTCAGCCTCTGGGTCCGTACATCCATACACTTTATCATCAGTGTTATTATTACCTGTACCGTTGTTTACTGGTCCACCTAAAAACTGACACCTACCATTATCATGAGTAGCTTGTGGGTTGTAATTATCTGCATCTGGGTTCGTACAACCGTAAATAACAGGAGGAGGGAATACACAACTACCATTATCAAACGTAGCATCAGCATTGTAGTTGATAGCTGTAACGTCCATGCATCCACCCATTGACACAGGCTCTTCCTCTCCTCCGAAAAGGTCATCTAACGCGCTTATTTCGGCCCCACTTCCAAAAAATGCTAAAATCAAAACTGTAAGTATAGACCCAAGTTTCTTACCTAGTTGTGTTTCACCTAGTTTATCACCTGCTTTACCTATAGTTTCGAAAAGACCTTCTTCTTCGTCAGGTTTCCTACCTCCTAATCCCAATGCTTCTCGTTCATCATCAGAGATTACGGAAATAGCACCATAATCATCGCGCGCCATATCTATACTTTACGCGATGCACCTATATAAAGCTTTCCCTATTTTATATCAATAAACAGTACCAATCACTATCTTCTTCGTAAACTAGGTATCCTAACTCTACTAGACGAGAGCGCCACGTTTCTATAAGATTCTCACCATGTATTACGTCAGCTTCGTCACGATACACCCATTTTGTCTCAATTTTCATCAATTTTGGTTTAATTTTCCAACTATATGAGTGAAGAATGGTATGTTCCATGCCTTCTACGTCTATTTTTAAGAAATCTATCTCTTTTACGTCATATTTTTCGATTAATTTATCTAAAGTCATACAATCAACAGCTTTTTTAGTAACATTTTCGAAATTATTACGCCAAAAATAGTTAGAAGGCTTGGCTGGTTCGTAAGAATGAGGTATAAAGTCACCGATTATATTCTTATCAGTGACATAACCTATACCTTTATGCCATTCTTCCTCTGGGTTAGAGTGGTAATTTATGGTAGTTTTACCATTATGGGCTGTAATTGCAGCATTTACATACTCACAACCATCTATTCTCTCTAAATTATCTAACAAATACTCAACTGGCTCCACAAAAATACCTTTCCAACCACCTTTAGCTAGTGGAATTAGCGTATCGAAGTCAGAAGTTCCTATTTCTATGAAGAATTTACTCATTAATCCTCCGGCCAGACAGTATTTTTCTCACCTTCGCCTTCTTGAGGCAAATTATCTACTATATCATCATCAATTATGGCATTTACAGCCTTTACATTTGATTTTTTGGTGTAACTTTTACCTTTTGGCTTCCATTTTGGTAGCTGTACGTCACATGGTCCTCCATTTCCGACGTAAAAAGAACACCATTTACATAAATTTTGTGGTTTTTGCTCATATTTATCCTCATCTTTCATCCTTTCATTCAAACAATCATGCACATACATGATAACTTCTTTCGCTTCATCCAAAACACCTTGGTTAACTTTCACATAAAACGTGTCATCAAAGCGTAAATAGTTCACTCCAACGAAATCTGGCATCTCTCCCATCTCTAAAGTGTATAAAAATGCGTAAATTATAAGCTGTCTGTAGTAATCTTCTGGTAGATAAGGTCCATATCGCTTGGAAGTCTTGTAATCCAGAAGAGTAGTTCCTCCATCAAAGTCGGAACAGACAGCATCCACAATCCCAATTACTGCATAATCCTTGGATTTTACCCATTTTTCAGCATATTTTGGGGCTACAGAGTTCCATGCTTGCCATTTTGACTTGTAAATCTTCCATTCTACCATTTCATTCAGCTTTTTATCGACAGACATAACAAAATTTTGTAATAATGCCTCAGTTTCTAGTCTCATAGCTGCCATTTCGTCCGCGGTGTGTAGTTCTAACAGCCACTTCTTGCTGTCTATATCCTTAGCCCAACGCTCCTCGAACTGTTCTTGCATCCATTCTGATGGATTTCCCTTCTCCCAAGCCGTAAAATTACGAAATTCCTTCTTGAAAAGGTCTTCTAGCACAGCATGCACTAAGGTTCCACGAAATAAATGTATGGTTTTCTTCTCAGGCATCTGAGCTATATACTTGTAGTAAAACTCTCGCGGGCACTTCATATAAGTATTAATCTTACTAGGGCTCAACCTCATAAAAGAGGGCTCCCATTTGGCTCCATCGGGCTGCGTAATCATGCAGATGCTCCTATATCGATAGTCTTAGGCTCTATTGGAGCTCCCCCTCTGGCTATTTTGAGAAGGATTAGATAACCTATCAAATCATCAAGTGTATCCTCTGTTGCGTCATTGAGCCCTTTATTGCGTATTCGAGCCAATTTATCATCTATTCGTGCCTGAATAGCCTCTGCTGCATCGAGCTTACTGAATACATTCAGAGGCTCTAATGCACTGTTGCCATAGTTTGCATTCTTCTCTAAGAGAAGTGTTTTTATGTTTTCACATTCTAATGCTATTTTTGCTGTTGTTGTCATGTAATAGTAAAACGTAGCAGGGGTATATAAAGCTTGTGTCCTTTGGAAACCACTGTGTGCTTCTATGGTAATGCTATATTATACTATATAGCTTAATATAGTAGAGCTCCACTGGTACTATCTAGTTAATCCTTATAGAGTTACTTTCAAAATTTCCTCGATTTGTGTAACCCCCTAGACGACCTCAGAGTGTCAATCCTTATATTTTTTTAGACCGGGGGTGGGTTGGCGCTCCGACCAAACCTTTATATATGCGGGGCGCGTGGGTATTAGCAAGGAGGCAAAACAAAATGAAACAAAATAGAACCAAAATGGCATCCGCAATGCTTGCAAAGCTTAAGGCCATGCAAGCCATCAATTTGGCAAAAGCCAAAATGGGGGGCGGAGCCTAAAACGGAATATATAAAGGCCCTCGGAGTTTATATACTCTTTTGAGGCAAACCTTTATATACTTGGTCACTATAGGTAATATAAGAGGAAAATATGAGTAAGATGAAAACCGGTGGTAGGACCACATTAGCAAGTAAAGACGCAAGCAAGCTTTGGAAAGCGGTAAGACAATTAAAGGAGGTAATGAAATGAATAAGTATCAACGAAGCCTTATCACATGGATGGTAGGCATATCATACGCAACTAGAAAACTATAATACCCCCCGGTATATACTTTTCGGAAAGGGGAACTAAGGACCTATCGACCGGTCCTTGACCTAAAAAGATGAAAATAGCAAAATAGTATTGCAACCCTTTCCCTTACAATTCTCGGCCAGAATGGTAGGCTAATACCCTACCTTAAAGCGAGGGATGCTTGACAAGAATGGCGAAGGGCAAAATAGGATACACATCAAGATTATGGGTGTGTATTACTAGAGTGTTCGCGACACACGCGGTTGGAAGCCCGTGGTTAGCCTGAGTGGGTTCTCACGACCTACGTCCCTCACCCTTATTTTAATTTATCCCGTGCACCCCACAGTGGCGGGGTGTATGGCGCCATGAGTCTATTTGTACCCACAGGCAGCGCTAAAAAATGCGTTCGGAAATTAAATAGGGGTATATAAGCACCCTCGGCCTTTATATACTAAAATGAACCAAACCTTTATATACTTTGAAAACATAAGTATAATAGAGGTAAAAGATATGAAAATAAAAGTATTAACACATATAATTAGACTCTCGGATGGTCACGTTATGCCATCATGGGAACACGCAAAAGATGAATTCGACGCTTCAAGAATTAGTAAAATGGTTCGAAGTGGAGAATTGGACACCGAAGGATACGCGGTTAGAATCCGAAGAAGTCCAAAAGAAAAACATGCAATAGATGTTAAATTAGATAATGACGCTTGGGGGTTTTGGTAAATGAGCTTAACAATAGTTTACATTATAACCGTTGGAGTTGTAACTTGGATTTACACTTTTTGCGAAGCTTTCGAGGTGTTCGAATGAGCGACGAAAGAACTAAAGCAATCTTAAGTAGATTGTTAGATGATTTAAATCTTGCATTGATAAAAGCAAAAGCTCAATTAGAATATTTAGAAGATAAAGATTTAATTGACGATGCATGGAAAAAAACAATGGAGGCAATAAATGAGTAAACACAATCAATTAGTTTGGGATGACTTTCTCTTGTGCATTGGTATGGAATTAGCTTTCACTAAGAATGGC